ATATCAAAAAACAAAGAATTTTCCAGCATTTCATCAATTATTGTAGAAAAATGATTGAAGATTTCTTGCTTACCCATAATACTCTCCTTTTCACTTTCTGAAATAATTATATCATAATTTTTAATTGAAGTCAATTATTTCTTTTGGATAAACTTCATAAACGCTTATATAATATTTATTTGGAATATAATCTGCGTATTTTACAGTATTTTTTTGATAATATATTTTAATTCCACTACCATCATCAATGGTAAGCCAAATATATTTTACATTACTGTATCGCGGTTCTAATCGGTATTCTTGTCCAGGAGCAATAATAAAAAGTTCTTTATTCGCTTGTTCACTAGAAAACTCAATATAAGCACCATAATCACCAATTACTATTCTGTCAAAGCTATTACAAATACAAGAACCATTTACTGTATAAAGTGGTTGAAAATTTTGGAGGAAAGTAGGAATAGTTTTATTATATATTAATCGCGCACTTATAGATAATTTTTCAGGTAATTTTTTATAATTATATTTTTTAGTTAATCTATCAGATAAAATTATCATACTAATCACCATTTAATAGTTGTAGCCCAATAATCATTTTTAATACTTGCGCCACCAGTAACAGTAGTATAGCATAAATTTTGTCCAACAGCTACATCAAAACCATTATCTTTTAGTTTGGAAATAGTATAATCAGTTAATTTTTTAGATAAAGTTATTTCAGATTGCCCTAATGCGGCAGTACGTGCTATTTCTTTAATAATATCAATATATTCTTTTTTTTGAAGATGTTCTTGACCTTCTTTTGTATATTTTGCGGCGTCTTTAGCGGTAAATTTATTCCAATCTATACATAGTTCTTCAAACATTTCTGCCATATTTATTCTCCTTTTTTCTTTTATTATAACATAAAATAAAAAGAAAGTCAAGAGACTTTCTACTTTATTTTTTCTAAATCAATTTTATCTAATCCTTCAATAGATTCAGGATTAAAAATAGCTACCCAAATATTCTTTTGTGCCTTTTCTTGTGCGGCAAAATCCTCATTCCACTTTTGAACTTCTTCAATTAAATTTTCGCGATCCCAAGGATAATACATATGATTTTCAATACGAGTATTTAAAGAAGCATATCGTTCTTTCCATATTGCTTCTGTACGTGGGCAACCTATATAAGTCATTGCTAATACAATTAGCATAATTGCGGCTCCAAAAGCAGCTGGTAAAGCAATAATCCCAGAAATTAAAACAGCAAAATCATAACCTTTTCTTTCAAATATAGACGTGGTAATAGCTGCAATAATAGCAACGATTAAACAAATAATAAAAATCATAATTTTATCTCCTTTTAATATAAATCTTCACTATATAAAGTTCCAATAGCTTCATTACTCTTAATTTGCCCGCATTCGCGTGCATGAAGCCAAGCATCTACGCGATTTACAAATTCTTCTTTTTCTGTTTTAGGGTCATAAGCAATGAAACCTTGTTCTACCTCATTTTTATTATACTGACAATGAAGCATCTTTATCCAATCAAAAAAATCTGCATGCCTATGAACTGGAAAGATATTTTCTTCTCCATTAACTTTCGCGCGCACAGCAGCACTAATAATCATTCTTCCCACTCCCTAAAATCAATTAAATAATCTTCTATAGGATAGAAACAAATCTTTTTCTCATATCGTTTTTCTAAATAATTTTTAAACTCTTCCTCACTATAATAATTGAAAACTTCTGTTTCCAATTCCGAAGGAAGTTCTATTTTATTTTCATGGCAATATTCTTCTATTGCTCCCATCATATCTCCTAACTTGGCATACTGTTTCAAGAAAGGAATAAAATTAATTGTATCTAAAAATTCTTTATTAATTTGAAATCGCTTAGTAAAATCTACTATATTCATATTAAGCCACCCTAAAAAATAATTTCCAAATCAATGGATGTTTTCTAATTTTATAATAAATATCTTCAATAAGTTCTCTATTTACGGTTTGATAATTTCCAGTGTCTATAATCCAGGCGCCTGGAGAAATAAAAGCTCCTTGAATAAAGCGACTAAATTGGAGATATTCTTCTCTTAAATTGTCACTAAAATAAGCTTTACCAAATTTAGATATAGCATCTTCCATTCTTTCTTTATCCATTTACTAATAATTCTCCTTTTAATCTTGAAAATGTTTTATAAATCCGTCTAAATCATTAACATCATCATAATCGTAATAATTTTCTAATGGCTTTCTATGTGAGATAATTGCCTTACTTGAAGTTGTTTCAACTCCACCAAAGCAACTTTTTTCATATTTATCACAAATTTCACATTTTTGAGGGCAAGTTGTACTATTATTCTTCGATTCATTTTCTGTATTTGAAGTTGCTACAGAAACAGTAAATTGCTTCCAAAGTTGATTTAATGCGTCGGCATCGCCAGTAGATCTCTTTTGATAATCATCCCACCATCCTCTATCATCAAATGGTATTACAGTTGTTTTATCTGTTGAAGTAGTAGCAAATGCTCTACGTTCTGCATTACAATAAGGGCATTCGCTTACATGAGGGGCGAATGATTTTCCACACTTACTACAAACCCAACCTTGCTGTCCCCAATTTATATAATCTGGATTATACATCATTATCCTCCTTTTGACTTATCGCACAGCACATTTGAGCTAAATTTGGCTGTGCTATTTGATTACTTTGTATCATATCGCGCAAACACATTTGCATATTAGAATAAAATGGATAAGCACACGAACCTAAAGTTCCACTTGAAACTTGTAGTATTATGCCGCAACAAGGACATACAACAATACAATTATCCATTATCATTCTCCTCTTTATCTTGTTTATAAATAGCTCCATGTATTGCATTCATTGCATTATAAGAATTACCCGAAAATGGATAAGCTTGCGCGTTAATTATAGAAAAATCTATTTGAATAAATTGCCCGCAGTATGGGCACATAACAATACAATTATCCATTTGACAATTTCTCCACTTCTCTAATTGTTTTAAGTCTTTCAATTTCTCTATTTATATACCATGCGGCTTTTTGTAAATCTTCAATTTCTTTATTTGGATCTTTATATCCCGCACGAAGTATATATTTTACTGCGTTTCCTCTGTTAAAACCTACACCCCAACCTTGCCCCTCAATAATATCAATAACTTCAATACCATTTTTATTTTGATTATAATGAGAGGGGTGATTTACATTATTAGACATACAATTTTCTCCTTAAAAATTTTGAAAAAGTATAAAATCTCCAAAGTACATAAAACGTAGAATTAAAGCAAAAAATAATATAATAGAAATAATTGTAAAGCAATCTAAATTATTATAAAAATTTTTCATATTAATCTTTCCAAATAATATAACCACATTCGCTTAAATCTCCAGGATAAAACCAGTTTAACCAAGGAGACTGTTGTTTTGCGCGAAAGTCCTTTAATTTAGCATTATATTTATTTATGCTTTCTACTAAAGTTCTCTCATTATATTTTTCTTGATGTGTGACATAGTATTCAAGATTTGCATAGTCAATATTTAATTGAACTGCTTTATCACGACTTGAACTACCTACCGCAAGTAACACAAAAATTGCTACGACAAGAGCAAGACCTGAAAAACACGATAATGCAAAACCGCAACTATCCATTTCGTTATCTTTAGCAAAATATTGTAAAAATAAACCCAAGGCAAAAATATTAATACAAACAAGAAAAATTAGCATATTAAACTCCTATAATTTTCGCCGCGATACCTGCAATAATCAAGCCATAAATTATAAATTGAATGCCAAGCGCGGGAATATCTTTAATTGTTGCAATGCCAAATATAAAGCAAGGGATAGATAATATTAGCGCAACAACTATAATAATAATGTTTCCAATCATTTGTTTTCTTCCTTTATTATACCATCATAGTTTTTATCAAAAAGTATTTCATTTTTATATGAACAAATTGGACAATACACATCCCGTCCATTATAAATTTCATTATCTTTCACATCAATGACGACGCTACCGCAATTCTCGCAGACAAAATAGATTCCTGGATGACGATTACTTAAAACTTTCATTAAATAAAACCTGCCCCATTGCTATCATCTAAAATAAGAATCAAGATAGAAAGTAAAATAATTAATATATAAGCGCTAATATGCATCTTCATCACCTAATGTATTTTCATCACAAAAACTATTTTTATTTGTAAAATACCAATGAATTGGTTCATCATCAAGAACAGCAAAATCAGTTTTATACGCGCAATAACCAAAATCTCCATCAGTATCTATTGTGGGATGATCTTGTCCGAAAAAGGGACAATCGCGACAAAGTCTGACATTAATAGAACCAAGATCCTGTCGTTTAAAGAAAGCTTCACACTCCAATGGATTAAATTGATCGCGTATCTGCTCTTCACTATAGTATTTCATATTAAATTTCTCCTATTAATGTGCGGCTTCATCTGCTATATGAAGCAGTAAAATTTTATTCCATAAGTTTTCTCCAAGTCGTTCCTTCCAAGTTTTAAAAGCATTATTATCCATATAAGGGCACATATGATAATTGATTAATAATGCTACATTATAAGAATAACCCATATTTAATGCTAAATAAGCTCCTACTTCTGCATGATTAGGATAATGGCAATCTTCATCTTTATCCGGCCAATAAGTAGCAGTATATGCCTTACCATAATCATGTAAATATGCTGCGTTAATTATATCAGCGCCAAATCTATTTTTCATAGCATAGCAACCGGCTGCTTGACAATGATCCATAAGAGTTAGTTTATGATGCTTATTCTTTTGACTTCCATAATTTTCTACTTTTTCAGAGATTTCTTGAATATAATTTAAACTATGATTACCAGGAACATTATCACAACCATAATTGTGAACTATATCAATAATATCAAAGCCTTCATTATAAACCGGAAGCTGTAAAGTCTTTAACTGCTTCATAAAAAGCCAATCCGGAACTTGACGCTCACGCATCTTATTCTGCTTCTGGCATACTTCTAACGGAGTATTAAAAACAACTGCACGAATAATAGCATCCGGCCGCACACTCTTCATCTGACGAATAGCATGAAGTCGATACTTCATAGTAAGATTAGTAGAACAGAAAATAACAGACTTATCCGCGCGCAGAGCTTCCTTCGCGCGCTTATAGATAAGATTAAAAACCTTATCCGGATTATCCTGACAGGTAGCATCACCATAAAGCTCTTCGCGCACAGCATCAGAATCTAATACAACATAACCTTCCTGCTTATAAGCCCAAGTGGTCTTACCCGAAGCAGCAATACCTACACAAAATACAACTTCTACCATAAGTTCTCCTTTCTTAATGCGCGATGAAATTTAGCATTGCTTTTCTTTTTCTATATATATTATAGCAAAAAATAAAAAGGAAGTCAAGTATTAACTTGACTTCCTTATTTTTATTGAATTAATTTCCAAGCACTGGGAAAATTTTCTGGAGACCAAAAATTATTATTTAATAAACTTTCATAAACATGATCTCCATATTTAACTCTATCTCCTGCTTCATACTGCTTTTCTTCCCATTCTAAAGCATCCATTGTATTAATTTTAATTTTTTGATAAAAACCAGTAGCAATATCTGGCCGTAAAGTGTCTGAAGAAACGTGATTCTGAGAAACTTTATATAAATTATTATTATAACGAATTTTTGAATTTATTGTATAAGATTGGTTTATTTGCCAATTTGGGAATAAAAATTTAATATATAAAGAATCTTCATCAGATAAATTTTCAATTTGCTGAAGAACTAATGTTTTTGTTTTTTCTAATTGTTCTTTAGTTAAAGTAATTGAACCAAAAAATAAATTATAAGCTTCTTCTGTGCTCATTTTTTTAGATGGCAAAGCAATATCTGATTCTATATAATTATTAATGTTCTCTGTAGCAGGAACAATAATATTTTCATAATATTGCCCATCTTTATAAATATAAAAACCATTATTAGAGCTAATAATTTGTAATGGTTCAATAGAAGTATTACTTGTGTAAGATTGACTAATTAACATATTATTACCCTCCTATTTAAGTGCAGAAACCTATAATTAAATATTGAGGAAATTGACTATTTGAACCAGAAACAAAACGTCCATTATTATCAATACTATCTACGTAATTTGAAGAAGATGTAAAAGTACGTAAAGCTACTTGATTAACTCCTGGAATAGGAGTTCTGTCAGTATAACCAAATTTAAATACTCGATTATTTACATCTTCAAAATATTGATATGGTAAATCAGCTTCGATTTGCGTTCCTGCGGATTGAGATAATCCTAATTCTGCGGCTGAAGGTATCCAAATTTTTTCATCTGTTACTTTAATTCCTTGACTATCTGCTGCGATCCAGCCAAAAGTATTTTTTTTAACAGATTTAATATTCTCTCGTAAAATAGCTGGTAATCCATTAAAAATATTTTCTTTTTCTTTAGAATGAAAATTAGTTATATTACTATAATTTTTAATATCTGTTGAAGAAACAGACATAGAAATAGGGTTGTATCTTGAAATATGTTTTTCTACCCAAGTAATTGCCGCATTTCCAGAATCATCTGATTTAGGATCTCTATTTAGATGGGCAATAACCATTTGAGTAGGCATTCCATTAATTGTAACAGTTTTCGTAGCCCCTACAACAAAATCCCCGGTAAGAGAATTATTATTACACATTTCAATAATTTGTTCCCAAGTATATTTTTCATCAGGAAGAGTATCATAATTTAATTTAACTATATCTTCTTGAGTAGGATTATCTATTTGAGATAAAGGTCTAAATTGAGAAGCAAAGTTAGACCAAGAAGCTGCGTGTTGATACTCTTCCACTAAATTATCAGGAACATATATAAAACCTTTTTGATAACTAATTGGTGTAGTAGCTAAACCAGTAATATTAGCTAAAGGTAATACAAAAGGATATCGTAAAGCTAATTTTTGTAGAGAATAATTATAATAAAACCAAAATCTGCCAAAAGAAGCATTATTATTTTTAGTTAAATAAGCATTTCCTAAATTTACTTCTCGAAGCCAATAGTTTCGCGCGAAGCCTATTTGTTTTGCAGAACTAATATCCGTTTCTTCACTTAAAGTTCCTTTTAATTCTGGTAAATTTAATTTTTGAAGTTTAGTATTTTGTAGAAATTTTGAAGTTAAAATTCCTCCAGGAATTACATCAGCCATATTAGTAATTAATTGTAAAGAAGGTATATCTACTTCTTCTAGATTTGCACCCAAAATAATTCCAGGTTGTTGCTCTAAATATGGCATAATTATTTTTTTAATATTATTATTATTTATTACTAAATTATTAATTGTACTCGTACTAAAACGAGTAATTTCTGGTATATTTAACTCAGTAAAATCGGGGGAGTCCATAAAGAACTTCCCCAATTTTTCTTTGCTTAAAGCACTATCTCTAATCATTTATTTACTCCTCCTTCTTATGTTGGTAAACCTTCCCACGCACTTACTAATTGAATAGTATCTGCATATGAACCTTTTAATCCAGAAGGAATAAGATTATCACCACGATTATATTCATTTTTAGCAGATTGTGTTACAAAAATACGATTTTGACTTTGTCCACTTTGACTAAAGAAATCATTAAAGTCTGCATTTCCACGAATTGCAAATAAACTATTTTCTAATACTAAAGTGCAATCTTTTGCTCCTGTAAAACAACTACGTCCCATAGTTACTTGTCCAGTTGTTTTAAAAACAATAATTGAGCTAGTTATTCCATAGAAACAATAATTTCCTAAATTAATGTCTGCTGTTTCTTCTTTGAAAATAAAAATTCGTTTTTTATCTTTCAGAGTATTAAAATTAGAAAAACAATAATCTTTCGCGTTAACTACATAGCAATCTAATCTTTCTAAATTACTATTATGAGTAAAAGCTCCATAAGATAAACTTGTTACATTATCACTCTGTTCAAAATTACAATTAATTAATTTATTTACAAAATAATTTGTGAAATAATCATTTTTATCATAATATAATAATTTAATATCCATATCTCCAGTAACTACTAAAGGTGTTCCATTATCTGAAATAAAAGGACTCCAATTTAAAAACTGATAGCGTCGATTTTCCCATTCTATTCCTGCTTCATTAGAGCCAATCATAGCAATATCAGGATTTTCAATGTATTGTCGCAAAGCATTAAAATTAATAGAATTACCTATTTTAGTAGAAGTATCATTATTATCTTCGTAAACCGGAGGATTGGTATTAACAACACGTTTTAATAAAGCAATTGGATTATTAAGGTCTGGTTCTCCATTTTCATCGGTATTTAAAATTCTAATTTGATAAACATGAGGAGCATAATTATATGCTACTTTTAGTATAATAATATCTTCAGGAGCGGTAGATGGCATTAAACCATCAAATTGACTGTCATCTTCTTTAATTAAGAAACCAGGAGTATAATCATTATAATTTCTAGTATAACTTGGTAAAGCTTGTCCGTATAAATTTACTACACTTTGTAAAGTTACTGAGCTTCCTAATTTAAAAAAGCCTTTAATAATAAAAGGCGCAGGAATATCTAAGTCATAATTTTGATCATCAACAATAAAATCTACTCTATATTCAGTAATTGGAACTGGATAAATAGACATATTATTTTTAATATTAACTAAAGATTTATCCCATTGCGCAAAACCTTGTCTAGTTTTTCCATCTTCAGATTCAATTCTAATTAATTTATTTGAAGCAATTAAAGCTTCAGAGTTATCATTCGCACTTTGTCCTTCTGCGACAATTTGAGTTTCTATAAGTTCATTTGTAAAGTTATAGAAATTAATCGTATAATATGAGTGTTCACCTTGTGCGTCTATTAAAACAATAGATAAGAAGGGGAATCTATTAGCAACTTCTAATAATGTTAAACTTCCTGTTAAATTAGAAGTTAATTTTAATTTACCTCTAATATCAGCAAGTTTTTCATTACTAATTTGAGTTCCTTCAAAACCTTTCATATTATTAATTTTAGGCCAAATGTTTTCAGAAAAATCTTCACCAGAAATTTGCCAATTAACATTATTCATAAATACGTAAGAATCATTAGGAATTTGTCGAATTATTTCTAAAGTATCAATATTTTCTCCAATATTGTTAAAATATACTGTAGAAATTTGAGAGTAATCATTATCAGACTCTTTAAAAGTTTCTGTAATGCCAATTTCTTCATCAATAATTTCATTTTCTGGTAACTCATGCCCTATAATTAAATTTTTTAAATAAGGCTGATTTTGAATTATTATCGAATTAATTGTTTCTGGGTATTGAATTGTTTGTAACACACCACCATTTGGTAATGAAACTTCAGTTAAAGATGTCCCTGCAAGGTATACTTTATTTAAGAATAAGCAAGTAGATAAACCTAATGTTCCTTGTAATGCAGAACAATTACGTAAATCTAAATGCCGTAACAATGGAGTTAATGATTTACCATTCGCGTCTTTAGGATCCATTATAAAATTACTGAATCTAGTATTTGGATTTGCTCTATTATAAGTCCCTATTTGCAAAGATTGTAAACGAAGAGCATTAGAGAAATTAGCAGAAGATAAATTAAAAGTAGAAAGATTCATAACTGATTTTAAAGAAGAAGCGGGTGAAATAGAAGTTTCTATACCGCTACTATCAACAGAACTTGCATCTTCTGAACCAACATTTAAATAACCAGTTTTTCCTCTTAAAACTCTAATATTTGCCTGAGGAACAGTTGCGTCTAAGCCGACAGTTAAAGAAACATAAGAATCAGCATAAACTTGAACTGGAATTCGAGCATTATTAACGTGAATACGCATATTAATTTTATCAGAACCACGTTCTGTAGCATATTTACTATTAAAATACTTAAATCTATTATATAACCACCATTTACACTGCATGTCTTTTAAGCCAAGTAACATATCATAGCCTTCTGCCGCGCCCCAATCAATATATTTAACAATCATATCTTCATTAGTTATAGTTTCTGACCAAATACTTTGATTTTTAGAGAATAAACTTTCTACAGTAGTATAATTAATATAATTATACATAGTTTTATAAGTATCTTCTAATTCTACAGTATGAGTTTGCCGTAAAGCAACCCATAGTTTAGAATGTTGACCACCAAAAATATCAGAACCATCAGGACCTTTTACATCAGAACTTTCCCAATGATAGTCATATACATTTTTACCTTGGTTATTAGTGCCAATACCTGTATCAAAGTCATATGGAAAAGTAAACCAACCAAAATAATTATGATTATCAGGGCCTAAAACATTAATTTTAGCTGGATAATCTGCTTTCTTTGGACGTTTACCTTCTATATATTGATAACGAGTCCAGAACATATTCTTCGCACGGTTATCAACCATAAGGAATAACTCTGTAAAAACATAGAAAAATAGAAGTGCTTGAACATTAAAATAATTTCCTATACCAGCTTTAAAAGCTGCGGCACTTTCTGCTGTAATACTATTTTTATTTTCATCTGTCCAGACAACAGTATCATTTACCCATTCAACCATTTCGCGCAAACCGCTTAAACGTTTTACCATATAATTATATTCTGGAGTTCCTGGATCAGCTACTACTGCAATTCCTTCGTCGTCTTGATCTGGGAATCTTGATTCAAAAGCGTCTGACCAAGCATATGATTTAGTTTCAGAAGTAGTTCCATCTGCATTTTCAGTAGTTTTAACATTTACTTTAAACCAAGCTTGTTCGCGTTCAGCAGAACCTGGAGTACCTGGTACTTCAAATTGTTGTAAGCCAGCTAAGTTATTTTTAACTTCCCAACTTTCATCATAAATACCATTTTCAATATCAAAATTTCGTTCAGCTATTTCTTTATCTAAATCTAAATCATTTTTTAATCCATATATTTCTTGAGTTCCTTTATCATTATTAAAGTTGTATCTTCCTAGTAATATCGTTTCATTAGTTTGGCCATTAATATACCATACAACCATTGGATAACCTTCAACACCTTGACGAATTCGTTCATCGTCATGCTGCGGAGGAGTGACAGCAAAATGTCTTATAGTTCTATCATAAATTTGAACTAATCCAGTATTATTAACACCTTCAGAAGAAGCGACATCAGCTTTAATGCAAAAAGTAAAGGTTGGGTAAGAAGTGTCACTTAATTTATATCCTTCTTTTATAACATTAGCTTTTAATTTTCGAGAAACTTCTTGCTGTGTCTCTTCACCAGTTTCTGGATCTACTACAGTTTCATAAGTAATATCATAATCTTCATCAGATAATTTCTTTTTATGAAGAATTTCATCTTGAGTAAAGCTAGTAAATTTAAGTTTATAATTCTTTCTGTAGTACAATTGAGAACTTGTACCTTGCACTTGAGCTTCTGCTTTACCTGTAAAGTCTTGGCTGACATATAAACTATATGCTGTAAAACTATTTTTAGGGTTAACTGGATCAACATATTGCACATCAACGATTTTCTTATTTTCACTACCTTTTACTTGTGGCATATAAGGATTTGCGCCATCAAGAGGACCATCACCAGTAATAATCATATAAGGAGTGGTTGGAGAATTATTTCTAAAGTTTTCAACTGTTAATCCATTTTGACGAGGATAATTATTTCTTAAATAGCGCTCTATTTTATCAGAAAATTTAGGAGTCCCATTTATCCAGTTAGCAATAATATCTTGATATGGAAGTGCACGATTATAAATTTTAATTGAATAAATATCTAAAGTACAATCTGGAGAACCTAAAATAATTTTACCAGTAGAGGTATTTAGATTTGTATCATTAAAGTTTAAATTACTATTCATATCATAAGGTATTGCCGCAGACAAAACGCCATTTATATATATGTAAATTAGGCGATTTTCTTTATTTTCTAAATTTCCTGGATTAATTACAAAATCAATTGTAATTTTTTCTTCTTCTTTATATTGAGTTTCTAATCTCTTAGTATTATTAAAAACTGCATATTGAGGCGTTAAATAAATATATTTATTATTAGAATTAGTATTTAATTCTAAACCTTCAAAACATTGACAAATTAAAGCTCCTGAATCAGCAACATCCGCAGTTCTAAAATCCATTTCAAAAGTTAATCCAGAAGTTAAAACATTATTAGATATTGTAAAATTAAATAATGGATAATTAATAACAACGTTCGCTTGATTACGTAAACGTAAGAAATAAGCACCATCACTATCTTGTTGCCAACCATCAACTGTTCTATAAAATAAGAAATTATTTAATTCTACATTAATATCAGGAGCAGTTTCTTCTGAAGAGCTATTTTTCCATTCAGAAGGATTAGAACTTTCATTAGTTCTTTGATTTGCGGTTAAATAAACTTGTAAACCAGAAGTAACTAAATCAAAAGCACCATCAGGAATATTTCCGCTGCTAATTACTTTAGCAGTTAAAATTTTAGAAGCAGAACCACTAACAATTTTAATAGTTAAAGTAGTATCGCTACTTTGATAAACAGGATAAGACCAAGTTTTAGGATCTGAGTTTACATTTCCTGAATAAGCAGGGATTTCTGAATCATTAACATAAATTTCAACAGGAGAAAATTCCTGATTTGGAGTTAAAACACGATAATTAATTTGTAAATTATTATATTGTTCGATTTCTGTTCCATTAACAAAATTAGAAGTAATTCTAGTAGTATTACTCAGGCCGCAGAAAATACCATAAGATAAGATATTTGAAGTAATAGTTAAACCTTCATTTATCTTAGCTATAAAATAAGCTTGAATCAAATGTTCTCCCGCAGCAGGCGTTGGGAACGTAACAGTATTTTGTTGTTCAATTGCCGTAACATTATTAGTTAATGTTTGTTCTACTCCATCTATTAGAATGAATAGACGTTTAGAAATAGATAAAGAACCAATTACTGCAATATATGGGAAGCTAATTGAAGAGCCCATTTGAACAGGAATTGGATCAAAAATAGAACTTAAAATAGCATTATAAGCTATAATAGAAGTATATAAAGTTTTAGATAATGCTGTATTTGTAGAAACAGTAATAGCTACTGTTTTTCTACCAGTAGCTGTTATATAATTTCCTAGATTAAGAGTTACTGGAACGCCAGAAGAAATAACTTGAGAATAATAAGTTACATTATTAATTTTTAAAGCTAAATTACCAGCTAGATTGTTAACTAATTGGTCATCGTCATATAATTGCCATGTAAAAGTAATTAAACATTCATCGCCAATATTAATAGTGGTATTTTCTGGCTCAACAACATTAATAAATTTTGCGGTATGCTCATAGACTGGGCCACCACCGCCTCCACCCGCGGGTAAAGGAATTCTAGTATCATTAGTTGAATCTGTTATATCTCGTTTTAAAACTAAATAATTAATTTCACTATCAGAATCATCTAATTCTGCGGCGATATAAGCTTGAGTTGATCTTTCAATAGTATCTTTATAATTATCAAAAGCTTTATTAATAGCTTGATTACTTGTTTTAACGGTAGCGATAGCAGAAGCCAATGAAATAATCCATTGAGAAGCGGATTGAGTAATTTGTTCATTTTCGTCTCCAGTTGCTTCAATTAAATAAAAATCTGTCATTAAAGTAGCTACAGAATGAAGTAAATCACTTGGCTCATTGTCTTCTCCGTACATATCTTTAATTAATTGATCTACATTAGCAACTAAATTTGATGAAGTGCCCTCAGAAGAGCCGCCTTCAATACCTAAGACACCTTGAAGTTGACGAATTAAAGTCATAATTGATTTAGAATATTCGCCAGTTTCTTCATCCGCAGTTTCGCTTTCTTCTAAATCTAATGAGCGGCCTATCGCATTTTGAATTTTATCAATTAATGAACCATCCGCAGAGCCTCCTTCAGAAGAACCAAAAATAGCAGTATTTAATTGACTTAATTGATCAATTAAAGAAGTAGAAGGTTCACCAGAAGAACTATCCCCAAAAATTGCTTCATGAATCTCATTAATTCGTGTATCAACACTTAGTTTATCTCCTAAAGTCCAGTTCTCTGCATCAATATTATAATAAGTTGAACCCAACGCAGTTTTAACTCTATTATAAATTTCTTGTTTATCTTGACTTGTAGAATTTTCTAAAGAAGTTAAACTATCTTCTAAATCTTTAACTCTTATGCTTAAAGATTTGTCAGAAGTACTTTCACCAGTGCCGAAAACTTCTGTATATAATTCTGTAATACGGGCATTAACATTTTTACTACCGGTTGGTAGAGTCCAATTCATAGAATTAATATTATAATATTCCGCGCCTAATGCTCTCTGAAACAACTCTAAAACTTGATTAGATTGAGTTTCTAATTGCTCAGAAGTTTGCTCTTCTACTTGTCCTTTAAAAGCAGTAAGTTCATCGCGAGTATCTTGCATATCTTGTAAAATACTTTGTCGAATAGTTTGCATTTGACTAATAGCATCTTGCTTAGTTTGCTCAATAGTAGTAGTTTGAGCCAATGCTTCTTGAATACCAGTCTCAATATTATTCATAGCATTTGTAGTAATTAATTCATTACTTTGCCATGTTTTTGGTGTATATGCCATTTTATCCCTCCTTTCTTATAGGTAAGGTTAAAGTATATTCTTCTTAAATTAAGTATTTATTCTGGCAAATTTTTTTAGTTTTTTATAACAAAAAAGAAGAAAGTTTCCTTTCTTCTTTAATATGGAATACAAGTCCAAACTTTATATATTCCTTTATCTAATCTATCTTTAAAGTCTAAAGGGTGTTGTAAACATTCATTACGAAGTAATGAATATTTTTTTACGTCACTATAATCGGGATTATTTGAATTATATTCAATAAACCAGAATAAAGTCTCATGAGAAATTGTTCGTCCATTTCCGCCATATTTAATTAAATCTTCATAAGAAGTTATAATGTCAGGTATCATATTAATTCCCTCCTTTAATCCCATAAACAATCAAAATGTTTAAAAAATTCTTCTCCAAAATTCTTCAAAAACTGCTCACGCGTTTTATTAATTTCTTCACAACGTTTATAGTATTGTTCTCTTATTTCTTCTTTAGTTGAAGAACCATAAGAAGTTGTTAAAAATGGCCCATTTGGATGTTCTTCTTTGTAAAGGTCATCCTCAAAAGTTTTTTCATAATCTTTACTATATTCATTAGAGTCTTCCATCCAATCATCATACTGCAATCGTTCAATTGTATTAGCCATTTTATGAAGCCAATCATGCCATTTTTCAGAAGTTTCAAATGGTTCGCCACCTGGATAAGCCATACCTTTATCAGCCATATACCTAAGCATGAATGGTGTTGTAGAGCAAAACCAAGAATCCCAATCCCAAACATCCCAAGAGCACCAACCATATCGAATACGATGGTAAGCCGCTTTAATATTTCTCCACAATTGAGAAAACCATTTCCAAGGATGCGTTAAATAATAACGAGTAGTGCAAGGCCATTGAAATACATTCAAATTCATAAATTTACTCCTTCCAAATGTTTAATTTTTCTTATATATTCGCGCGCTTCAGTCTCTGTTTCATAAAGACGATATGGAATAGAATCTTCTTCAATTTTAGATAATTGAGGTTCACCCCATTCTAAAGGTACTTCTTTTATGGCCCACCATCTATCATTTATTCTAAATTTAGAAATTACTTTATCAGGAGAAAATTTATCATATAAATCTAGAATGAAAACTGTTTGATTCATTAAAATTTAAATTTATAGAAAATATTTCCATCAGTTTGATGGTCTACTTCCATATAAACATTATTTTTCTGACACCATTTTTCAGCTAAATCTCTTTCATTATCATATAATAAATGAAAAAAATAATGCTTTTCTTGACTTTTTGCGCGATTAAAATCATCGTCAAGTAAAACAAAAAGTGCTGGTGTATTATTTTTCTTTTTAAATAGACTCATAATTTTCTCCTTATCTACAAATTGCAATAATAAAACTAATTATAATTATTAAAATTCCAAACCAGAAACCAACTGCTACTGGGTGTTTATAAATAAAATCTTTCATTATTATAATCTCCAAAGTATTAAATTATAATCTTTAAATTGTTCTTCTAATATTTTAAAAACTATATTCCAATCTCCGCCGCCAAGACCGCAATCTATTTTATACGGCATATTTATTGGGTAATTGTGCCAATCTTCAGACACATTATGCACGTGAAGGCAAATACGTTCACAGCAAACTTTAAAAGCTTCATAATCAGTATTACGCTTATTATGCCCACGCCAATCATCTTGAGCAAACATACAACATGAACTACCATTTTCTTCATCTACAAAAAGACAATGACCTAATAATACTTTTGTATCTTCTTTAGCAATATTACAAAATTTTAAATATGACTTATAAGCTGCGGGAAAGTAATTTGGAAAAATCGCAGCAACTCCTCGCCCCATTTTTCCTTTACAATTTACTTGGTGACAAATAATACCTTCTGTAGCAGAAAATAAATCTCCTTCTTTAATTGTAATCATTTTCAAATTCCTCCATTACTTCGGAGAAGCCATTGATATAATAATAATCACCAGTTTTAGTATCCTGTTCGCGCACTTGCACCCTTCTAATCTCAGTACACATTGCTTCAAAATGAGAATAATTCCAAGGTGCCTTCATCCAACAGAAATATTCAGAAAGAACTAAAGATGGATAAAGATGATAACGAACAATTTCAACCATAGTTTGTTCTACAATTTGTTCAATTATATAATCTGTATAATATTCCTTTGGTGTATCAGTATATTTGTGCATAAAATCTATAATAGCCTCGCGCGGATGTTCATTATGCTTAATTGTCCAAACAATACCTTGATACATCTTATCCAATTTTATTATCCTCGCTTTCTTTAAACGCTTCGGTTAATTCTTCTTCATAATTAGTAAAATTTGCTCCACAAAAAACACAATATGGTTGTAATTTTTGTTTCATTCGACATTCACTACAATAGTAGTAATCATTTTTATGAATTAATTTTGCTATCATGTATAAAAATACCTCATTATAGAAAAAACAAAAACAAAAACAGCTATACCAATTTCGGAAAAGCCTTTCATGCCTTCTCCAGTAATAATATCTAAAATACCTATTGCTATTATAAAAAAACAAACAATTCCTTCTATAATCATATACTAATTACCTCAATTTGACAATCTTTCATAATTCGACATGCGGCCTCATGATCCTCAGGAGATAAGCCCGCGGAAGCATTTTCTACGAAATTAATAGGCGTTTCTGGATAAAGAGCGTGAATAATTTGTGCATTTGCCATACAGCAAATAGAACTACAAAAACCACAAATTGTAATTTCGTCATATTCATCTAAATAAAAACTCTTCCAATCGTCAAAACCAAAACTTTCTTTATAAATAGAAATATAATTTTGATAATCTTCTATATCTTCTAGCCTTTTATCTAATTGCCATCCGTCACTTTTATAAATGCAATGCTTTACTGGAAGATGCTTACCTTCATAAGTATCAAGATAATCATCATCAAAATGAGTATCAAATGTGCAAATAATATCCTCGTCATTCTTCATATACTCGTCAATTAACTTACGAATATTAGGAACTGCCGTGTTTGCAGCTTCACTACCAAGAACACCAGTGATGAAATCATTTTGAGGGTCTATTACAATAAGAACTCTATTCATAATATTATATATCCTTTCTCTTTAAAATCATTTTAACATGAGTATAATCTTTAATTGTAATATCCATATCCTGCTTTACCTTTTGTGCGAGAAAAGGTAGAGTATAGTGGTCAAAATAAGTTAATTCATAATTGTCCGCAAACTGACGAATAAACTGTTCCATAGTTAAAGGAAGATAATTTTCCTTACATTCTCTTTCCCAATTGGACTGATAACGATATTTCATCAAGAAATGAATTAAATTATAATTATCAGCTAAACTTCCATGATAAGATTCAAATTGCTCAATCTGTTCAGCGTTGCAAAAACGTCGGACTTTTAAAATATCTTCTTTAAGTGCGGGACGATGTGCACTTTGGTCAAGACACATATCTCTAACGGTAATATATCTAAATCCAGCATTATTAATTACATTCCAAAAAGAATCAATGGACTCTTTAGTTCCGTAGCTATAAACTTCATGGATTAAAGAAGAAAGATTAACAGATGATTTACTACAATCACAAGTAAAAAAATCAAAATCATTAAGAAAAACAGTATTTTTCTTACCTTCACAACGCTTTTCTGCTGCACGAATCATCTCATCAGAAATGTCAAGACCAACAAAATTTATGTCAGGAAAAATGCTAGAAAGAAAATCAATTAATACTCCATCTGCACAACCATAATCAACGATAGTTTTGACTTCATTATCCATCTTATCCATGAAGAAAATCTTATCGATAAGAGATTTTCTCATTTCAGTAGTATAATGAGTAAAGTCATTGATTCTTTCCATAATATTTCTCCTTTTCTCTTTCTGAGAATATTATATCAGAATTTTAACTCAAAGTCAAATAAAAAATGAGTAAGGTTTCCCTTACTCATTTGTTACATTTCTCTTATTTAGCTTAATCCAATTAATTAGGCCAATGATAGCCATAATTAAGTAAATAGACTTCTTAGTAAGATAAACAGGGTCAAAATGCTGAATATACATTGCTACGGCAACAACATCGGTAATAATCCACCATACATACTGCTCGCGGAATCGGAATAGCTCAAGAATAACCGCTACAATACCAATAGCTAGTGTTGCTGCGTCAAGCCAAGCTACATTACCGCCAACTTTGACAAGAATAGCATGATAAATTACAGTGCCTGCGGCAATTACTCCTGCGACCAGAGCATTCTGCCACCAAGTCATCTTTCTGCTCTTAGTTAACTCATTCTGCTGCTCGTCACGATGCCGCGCCCAATACCACCAAGAAATGATATTCATTGGGGCGTAGAAGAAAATTTCAAGACACATCGTGCCGTAAATCTTCCAATACCAAAGATAAATAATATAAACAAAGGTATTGACACAGGCAAATGGGAAATTAGAAATCGAGCCTTTCGCGCACAGAAAAACGCAAAATACACCAGCAATTGCGCTGATAAAGTTAATTACCGTAAGCCAAGGCGGGTTCATACTTTCTGCAGGATTCATAAATCCAAGAACCATTGCTCTTGCCGCAATAAAAATCATAATTGCGGCCATAAGCCATTCGTAAGGCTTCATTGCTTTTAAGGATTTCTTTAGATTTTCAATCTTCATAATAAATATATTCCTTTCTTTTATCTACAAAACCATTTTCTCGCTTCTTCTTCTGTCATACCACGAAGCATTGTAGCACTAATAGGAAAATTTTCTCTTGGAGGGTCAACTAATACGTGTTCTGCCCACGGATAAGCACGTCTGAAATATTCATCATAAGAAATTTCACTACTAAAAGCCGCATTTAATTTACCACAGGCATTAAGAACAAGTGGAGTTTCTGCGTCCCAATCTTCTTTACCATCAGCAGTTTTACAATTTGTAACGTCAATAAAAACTGGTTCTACATGGGAAAATTTAGAACAAATACGTCTAAGTTCTTCTTTTCTTGCTTCTATGCTTAAGTATTTTCTGTCAAGAGTTGTATCATTTTTTAAAATTTCTAATTCTTGGTCTCCACCATAAAATAGAATACAGTATACTTTATCACATAGTAAAGCCGCAGTATTTAGGCAGAAAAAATGTCCTTTATGGAAAGGTATAAATTTTCCACCATACATTCCTATCTTGTAATGAAGGTTAGACTGAAAAGCATCTTCCCATCTAATCAAAATATCTTCTCTCCTTTCTTATGTATATATTATACCAGAAATTTAAGTCGAAGTCAATCTTTTTTAACAATTAAATCTCGCCATTCCGATTTTATTTCTCTATTTTCATCTAAAATACCAAGTCTAGCAAGATTTTTAATAGCTTCTTCGCGCGAAAAATTTTTAATTGGAGTATTAATATATTTCTCTAACCATCTTTGAGCTTCTAATTGTTCACTTATGCTTCGCATAGTAATTCTCCACCACGCATTTGATAGCTAAAAATATGTTGACATTCTAAACATACACAAACAGTAGTAGATATATTTCTATCAGGATTAATATTCACTCCATCTTTATAAATAGGAGGATAATACACTGCGGTACAAGTGGTATACTTTTCCATATAATAGCTTTTGCCGCACTTCGGACACTTAATCATACGAGCCTCCTAATCCTGCCATAGACATATGCCAAGCACTTTCTTCATCGTCTGTATTTTCATAAATTTCTTGCCAAGGACACCATTTTGGTTTAGACCAATTGGCCCAAACATCAGGAATTGATTCAGAAGTATTCCATTCAATAACAACCATTTCCTGTTTCGCGGCCGCACAATGTCGAATTAGCTACTTAACTCCTTGTACGTTTTCTTTGTCTATAACATAAGTTTGCATACAAGGGCATTCCATACATTTTTGCGGCATTCTTCTGTTTAAAGCAATCATTAATCATCAATCCTCATATAAGTTTCTTCAAAAACATCTTTCCAACAAGGATAATATTCACCCTTTGGCCCGCGAATAATCCAACTACCAGGAACAGCCTTCATTTCTCCTTCTAAAGTGGAGATAAGAAGATTATTTGTGCCAACAATAACTGGATGATTATCTCCCATAAAATTGGTAATTTCATCAAAATTATATCCAGTCCATTGTACTGCATCAATTGGGATAGGTTTCTTTACGAACTTCATATTATTAATCCTCCTTGATTTCTTTAACTATACAAATAGGAGTACTTTTTTCTTCTTTTAGAGGCATATTTTGCCAAATTGAAATAAGGTCATCAATTATAAGACTAAAACAAAAAACTGTAGCTAAAATAAGAATAATATTAAAAATCTCAGAAAACATTATATTAATCTCCTATCTATAATTTTTCCCATAAATACCAACTACACCATTAGAAAGATAGTATGGTGAAACACCAAAAGAATAGCTACCTTCTGAGCCAATTATATAATACATAACTTTTGTGTCTGGATCATAGCCGAGTTTAACTGGGTATGAGTCAAAACCACGAGGATATAGCTCCTTAATTACGTAAAAATTAGCAATAGTTTCAACCGTTTGTCCATTATCAAGAGCAATTCGCTTTGAACAACCAGTTAGTGTAAAAAGTAAAGCAAAAATTAAAGTAAAAATTAGAATTTTCTTCATTTATTTTCCTCTCCAAGTTTCAGTTCTCGTTTCCTTTCCGCAGATGTTACATACATAATAATAATAAGTATCATCTAAAAAGTTAATTGTTTGTTTGTAAATATATCTGCC